AAGGATTTGTCCAAAAATATATCAATTACATGCAAAAAGAAATTGACAAAGTAAAAACACAAGCAACAAAAGATCGTAAAACAGAAGCAATGGTGCAAGGTGTAAAATTTATCAAAGAACACATTCCAGGCATTGTTGCTGTGTATGATTTGTATTTAAAAATTATAGAATCTAAACTTGTTTTGCTAAGAAAGTTAGGGGCACTGCAAAAAATACCTACATTTGTTGTAGGCGACAACGGAGATTACGAAGTAACCGGCGAAGAAGGTTTTGTTGCAGTAGACAGAATGGGCAATGCTATTAAATTAGTTGATAGATTAGATTTCAGCAAGCATAACTTTGGCACAGGAAAGCCTGGAGCATAATATGGAACTGCAACTTATTAATCAAGACCTTTGCGAATCAAGATTATATAGAACGTCAGCACAATTTAGAAATATAAATGGCAGAGACATTGCAGATTTAGCATATCTTAATACTCTAGTGCTCTATTTAATGTTGCAAGATGACAAACAGCACGATTATGCAAGTGCATACGCAAAGAGAACCATGGGATATGGTTCGTATACACTGTTTAGAACCCATGCAACTGATCTTTATGTACTTTGTTATGCTATAAACAATCCTGCTAACAAACATTTAAGATATCAAAGCCATGGCGCAAGCAAAAGATTTTTGGAATCGTTAAATTTTAATACTCAACAGCATATACTATGGATGAGAAAATTAGCAAGTGCGAACGACGCAAAAAATGAAGCATTAACTTACTACATGCGTCTAGAAAGACAACTAAAAATCAAAGATGGTAGATATTTACGTTGGAGGAGATATATTACTGATTGGGGTAATTTGCGATTTGCTACTAAACAAACAGTAATAACAAAAATGGTTCAGGAAATTAGAAGAATTGCAAAGGGTAGCGAATTAATGAGTCCTTTAAACACCATGGTCAAATACCGAGGGCATATTACAAAATCCGATTACAAAGAACCTAGAACAAGTTTTACAAAAAGAGCAGTAGGAACTGCGGCAGGTGCAGTTGCAGGTAGATATATTGGTAAAAAGGTTGCACAAAAAACCGGCGGAAATGTCGATAAATATAAAAAAGCAGGAACTGGTATTGGTGCAATAGCAGGATATTGGGCAAGCGGTAGGAAAAAACAAGCATGAGAATTAACGAAATAATTTTAGTAGAAAGTGCAGACGAAGATCTTCGCCAAGAAGTTCTAGATACTATTGGCTATCCTAATCGTGACCCTTACTATAGATCAGTTGATGTAAATCTTGTGGTACAGCGAGCAAAACCTTATTACAATAAAACCAAAGTTACAAAAGGAAGGGCGGTCCATCTTGCTATGCAAGAACTTTATCCTGAATTAGAAAACGGACCAAAAGACAACGATAGAAATAAAACTAAACGCGACACGGGGCAAGCAGACGTTACAAAATTTAATAAAGGTGCAGATACAGGAATGATCAAACGTTCTGCAGGCTGGGATGATACATCGCACGGCCATTTGAGAACTGCTGATCCTGCTGATGACCCTACAGGTATTAAAACTGCTCTTAAAAAAGCAGGTGATGTTGCTAAAAGCAGTATTCCTGGAGCAAGCGAACTTAGTAGTTTTGCTGATAAATTAAAAAGAGGTTTCAAAAAAGGACAAAGTTCTAGTATACCGAGTTTAAAAGGTAAATCTAATCGCACTAGATGATAAATAAATGTATAGAACGTATAAACGTTCGTACATATTAGGAGAATAAAATGGCACAAGCAGATAGAAGAGCGGCGGCAGCAGGCGAGTTTATTGGTAAGGACGTATTCCTTAAGAGCTTTCAACAGCAATCAGGAAACATCAGTGCAACAGACTTAACAGCATTAGTTAGCTCAGTACAAAATTTAAACCTTTCAACATTGAAGATCGGTGAAGTTAGCGGCGATACAGTTAACATGATCGTTGAAGGCGCAGACAACTTAGCAAACGGTGACGTTTCAGGTTATGTAATCGGTGACGTAAGTTTCTAAGTTTAAAAAACTTTATAAAATACCCGCATAAGCGGGTATTTTTTTGACTGAAAAAGATAAATAATTGCATAGGACCAAAAAGTCCGAATACATTTAGGAGAATAAAATGGCACAAGCAAATCCAAACGCGGCAGTTAGAGCGGCAAACGGTTTCGTAGGTACAACTCATATTTTAGAAGTTGATGACGTTACAGCAGTAACAGTTGAAGAAGCATGTTTAGAAGCACAAAACGAAGGTTTTGTGGTTGTAGCAGTTGAAGGTTTAACTTCAGGTTCACACATTGCAGTACAAGGTGCAGGTGCAACACCAAGCATCTCAGGTACTACAGTAATCGCAACATTTAGTTAATAACTAATTCCTAACTACCTTAGGGACCGTGACAACAGTCACAAATTAAAAATCCTCACTACGGTGGGGATTTTTTTTGGCTCCGCATTTTTAAAACTTGATAAATAGTGTAATATACGGAGACACACATGAGTTTAATTAGAAGCGGAGCAATGGGTAGCTCAGAAGTTCTATCAAGTAATATAGAATTCTACACATTGTTTACTACTATTGATATTACTCGAACAGGTAACTTTAGCGACAGTACACAAAAAGATTTTGAAAGTGTTGTACAAGTTATTGGTTTGAGAGCACAACCAGTAGTAATGAATAATCCTGTACGACTTAGTGGTGTTGGGGCAAATTTATTAGAAAATTATGGTGCCCAAACATTAACAGGTGCAGGATGGGTATTTAAATTTGCATTTGAGCGTGAAGGAGCTCACAGTGTAGATTTATTAAAAGACGAATTAGATGGTATTGTTTTAAATGGCGGTACCGTAGATACTAAAAATTCTATTAACATGGAATTTAGTAAACAAGATTTATTATAAATTAGAGAAAAGACATGCCAAAGAAAACAGAACCAGAAAACAAACCAGAGATTTACGCACAAAATGGTAATCTAGAAGCACACATAATTGCTGATATGTTGCGTATCGAAAGCATCACTAGCGAATTAAGAGAATTCAAAGAAGTTACCAGAGACAGATTAAATAAATTAGAAAACTGGATTGTTGCTATTGTTGGCGTTACTGTAACTACATTAATTGCAACAGTAGGCGGTTTAGTGTTTAGAGTGTTAGGCGGATCATGAGGATAGACGAGTTTACAGAAGAGCCTATTGTCGAAGCCAGAATGGTTTGGCGTAGAATGGGCAATACTATTAAACGTGCTGTTAGATGTACGTCAGGAAGACGTGCAGGTAGAGTAGTATCTAATATTGGCCAATGTTCAAAGCCTATTGATATGAAAAAAAGGCTTACCCTTAAAAGAACAAAAGCCAGAATGGGGACAAGACTTGCTAGAAAATCTCAAAGAACAAGAAGAATGAATCCTGCTTCTAGAAGATTAAGAACTCTGAATAGGCGTAGGTAATGAAAGCAAAAGATTTCAAAACACTGCAATCTCTTTTGAAAGAATATGGAATGAAACCTGGTGTTAGTACACCCGTGGGCCAACAGTCTATGGGCAGTGTCGCTAAATCAAATCAAAAATCTCCAAGTCAAGAAAAATCACCTAGTCCCACAACAGCAAAAAATGTAAGTCCTACTACTGCAAAAATAGCAAGGCAAGATCAATTAGAACAAGACCCTATAATTTCTACAAAGGCAGGCGAGCAAGATGTGGATTCTGTCTTAAAAGACAAAGATGGAAAAGATATAGGAACAGTTGTAAGCAAAGTTGGAGACAAACCTAACCCTGAAGCAGTAGTAATAAAAGATCCTAAGAATCAATTTAGAATTGTTGACCCCGATGAAGAAATGTTCGTACAAAATCCAGAATATTTAGAAGTAGAAGAGGGCAAACTAGGTAAAAAGTTAAGCAAAGACAGGAAACTTTACAAACTTGGTAGAAAAATTAAAAAACTTACTCGCAAACATAAATTAAGAGAGCAAGGCGAAGAACTGATTTTTGAAATCAATTTCAACAAAAAAGAAATTGCACAGCAGGCACTAGACTTGCCTATCAAATGTGGCTTTGAAGCAGAAACTTCATGGGACAGTGTGTATGGTAGTAGCGATGACGACGGTGATTGGCTATATGAATACAACTGGTATGATATTGAAGATTTTATATACGATCAGGAAGGTAGCAGATCTGTCAATAGAGTTGAAGAGAGTTATAATGAATGGATAGTGGAAGGTCCAGCATTGGAACTTGAAAGTGACATCATCGATGAAATGGTTGCTGACCGTGAAGAAGATGAATACTATCTCAACAAGTACATAGAAGATGAACTTAGCGAAGATGACATAGAAGAATACAAAGAACGCATATTAGATGACTTACCCGAAGAAGACCATGACGAATATGCTGATTGGGACTTTATGAATTGGGGTCGTCAGTATGTGGAAGAAGAATTATTGAGCGAATACAAAGATTGGTTAAGAGAAGATATCCGCGAAAATGGCGAAGCATTTGACGATGCTATTGATAGAGCTCGATCAGAGTATGACATGGACTACTGGGCAAATGAAGAATACGGTAGTTGGGCCAGTTGTTTAAGTGAGCATGAAATATATTTGTACGATCCAAACCGTGGAGGCGAAGGTGGTGGCCAAGAAGAAGTTGCAGAATATCTGACTAGTTGGACAGACGAAAACAGCCAATATCAAGACGTTATGGCAGAGGAATATCACAGCAGAGCCGGTCACACTACTCAAGATTACTGGCGTGTGGAAGATGACAGCAGTATTCAGACAGATGGCACAGGGTCTGAAATCATTTCACCAGTTTACTCTACACCTAGAAAAATGCTGGAAGAAATGAAAAGCCTATTTGCTTGGTTAGAAGAGCAGGATGTAGATACCAACAGTTCAACTGGCTTGCATGTGACTATGAGTTTAGACAGCGAAGATGCTGAAAAAATAAATTCAGTTAAACTTGCAGTATTGTTGGGTGACAAATATTTACTCAGCACATTTGGCAGGGAAAACAACAGTTATGCCAAAAGCCAATATAAAAATTTAGAAAAGTTAGGCCACAAATTAAAAGCAAACCCAGATGCTAAAACTATTCAACAAATTGAAGATATTCTAAGTTCAGGTATCAACAGAGACAAGTTCAGCAGTATAAATTTCAAAGACCAACGAGACAGTAATACAGGTAATCAACTTATTGAATTTAGAATCGGTGGTGGTTCAGACTACCACAGAGATTACCCTAAAGTTGCAAAAGCAGTGATTCGTTATGCGGCAACAATGCAAGCCGCTTATAGTGATAAACTCTACAATCGTGACTATGCATCGGCATTATACAGATTGATTAACAACATTGGTAAAATCAGTGCAGATGACGAAGAACGAGTTAAAGACAGAATTAATCCTGATGTTGAAGCACCAGCGGTTGATGTACTTAAAGATTACTTCAGCAAAGACAATTATGTTGAGCATCTGAGATATCTTGCCGCGGCGTATAATCTACTTGCAGAATATAAACAACTAAAAAATAAACAAAATGAAGATGTTGAAACTGATGGTCCTGATGCAGATAGATTACAAGATTTATTAAACAAAGCACAAAAATATTTTGCAGGTGCAGTTGCACAAGCAGGCTACGACTTCAGTCAAGGACATAACCGTTTAACACCTAATGCTAAAAGCATTGGCATATTGAGAAGTGCTCTTAAAGATTTTGAATTGGATTATGACAAATTAAGTAATTTAATAGATGCTAATAGCATAGACACCGGTGACCGTTACAGTGACTTAACACCTAAACAGGTATTAGGCAGAGTTAAGAATGGTGTAGACAAACTGTTCAAGAAATCAGTTGTTCAAGAGCCAGAATACCTAAGTGCCAACCAAGTAGAAAAACTGATCAACGGCATGTGGAATGCTGTACACAGTGGCGAATTACAAGACGGCCAACGAGCAAGACAATTTGTAGAACTGTTAGCAGGTACCGCAAACTTAACCACAGACAATGTTGCATATTGGCTGGATCAAGCAAACAGCGGTAGTAGAGGCAGAGAGTACAAAGAATTCCACAAATCAGTTACACAAGGTAGTTACGGCGAGAAGGCAATGTTTACGGCTGGTAACGCAGTAGACACTAAAAAACTAAAAGCATTCATTGACCATCTCAAACAGTACCCAGACTGGGAACATCCTGTGAGCAAAAATCACAATCCAATTACCTCATCTGACGACAGTTATGTAGATAATGCCCTCAGTAAAATGCTGATCAAAATGCGAGCTCGT